GAAGATGAAGATAGAACGGTTGCTATTATTGAATCATCCAATTCACTTGTAACATTTGATTATACTGGTTCTGTATTTGGAAGAAATGCTGCAGCATTAGTATCACTAATTTCTGGTAGAGTTTCAAATCTGAGCGTTACTTCAAGTGGGAACGGATTTACTTCTAGACCATCAGTATCAATTGATTCCAGTACTGGATTTGATGCACAAATTAAAGCTTTAGTTGGAGTTAGTAGAGTTGATGTTGTTAATAAGGGTACTGGATATGCATATCCGGCTATTTTTGTCGATAATGATGTTGCAGATGTTCCTGCAGATCTCATCTTCTCTTCTGAAGCAACTAAACTTGATAACACTGAACTTACGTTCGACGCTACATAAATAACACAGGGACTTTCTCAAAAATAAAATGGCTAGACAAAGTATTAGTGTCGGTTCACAACCTAATGATGGAACAGGCGATTCCTTGAGAACTGGTGCTCAAAAAGTTAATTCTAACTTTAATGAGATATATAATAATCTTGGTGATGGCACGAACTTACAAATTTTAATTTCTGGTAATATTACTCAGGGTCAAACTTTGAGATATGGAGCATCTAATTTATTTGTTCCCTCCTCTTTAAATTATAATGACTTAGTTAATAAACCAATTATCCCTGATCCACAGGTACAATCTGATTTTGCTGTAACTGACATTAATGCGCCTGCATTCATAAAAAACAAACCAGCTATTCCAACAACTGTTGCCACTCTGTCTGATGTAGGTATAGATGATATTGGTATTGGTGATGCTTTACGTTGGAATGGTACAGGATGGATAAACCAGGCCGTTCTAGAATCTGTAGTACAGTCTCTTGATAATCTAACTGATGTTGTAGTTGCTAATCCATTAGCAGGACAAACAATAAGATATAGTGGTACAACATTTGTCAATACAAGATTAAATTATTCAGACCTCAATGGACTTCCTACTCTTGCTACGGTAGCGACATCTGGAGCCTATAATGACCTTTCGGGAAGACCTGATCTATCAGTATATTTGACATCTCAATCTCCATCTGATTGGAATGCTACTACGGGTGTAACAAGAATTTTAAATAAACCAACTCTTTCTACTGTAGCAATATCTGGAGCCTATAATGACCTTTCAGGAAAACCTGTTCTAGCAACAGTAGCAACATCAGGATCATATGAAGATTTAATTAATACCCCGACTACACTAGCTCCTTCCAGAATATCCATAAATGGTACTACTACATCCATTAATAACAATTTTGCAGCAAATCTAACAATTACTAATGGATTTAAAACCTATACCCTTTTGAAAGTACAAACATCACATGCTGCCTGGGTAACAATTTACACCGATGTAAATGCAAGATCTAATGACAGTGCAAGACCAGAAACATCAGATCCTGCACCAGGAGCAGGTATTATTGCTGAAGTTATAACAACATCAGACAATGAAACCGTGTTAATGACTCCATCTACCATAGGATTTAATAATGATGCTACACCAGGAAGTAATGTATATTTAAAAGTTGTTAATAAATCTGGTGGTGCCGCAGCCGTGACCGTAACATTAACAGTACTACAATTAGAGTTATAATATGGAAAGACACGAATATATTGTAACACTACACAACTACGATGATTTGGAATCTTTTTATGATGACATAGAGACTTCTGGTGGCACCAAATACATACCAGCCAGACAAGTTGCATGTGTACTAAAAAGACCTATCAGTAGAAATACACATTACCTGTTGACCGAAAAAGAAGTTGAAAAAATACTAAAAGATTCACGGGTTCTTGCTGTTGAAAGATTACCTAAAGACAGAGGGATTGAACCAGGATTTTTTTGGGAACAGACAGGCAATTTTGAAAAAAGTTCAACGGTTGATCAGAATGATAAAAATTGGGGATTGAAAAGATGTATTGATGGTGTACCAACTTCTGGTTGGGGAACAAATGGCGGAGGTTTTACTCAAGTTTCAAACGCAACAATTAGGACGACTGGATCTGGAAAAAACGTCGATATTGTTGTTGTAGATGCACACGTAAATCCAAATCATCCAGAATTTGCAGTTAATCCAGATGGATCAGGTGGTGGAAGAGTTATTACTCATGACTGGACCGAATACTGGGATCCAACCTATGATGATGATTTCACGCAAGTTGTATTCGGTGGTGGATATAATTATTCGGTAGTATCTAGTTCTCATGGAACTCACGTAGCTGGAACTATTGCTGGCAATACACAAGGGTGGGCAAGAGACGCAAATGTTTATACAATTGAGTTTAATTATTCTAATACTCCAGTAGCTAGCTGGGATTTAATTTTATATGATATTATCAGAAAATTTCATCGTTCCAAACCAATTAATCCAGCAACAGGAAGAAGAAATCCTACAATCTGTAATAATAGTTGGGGATATAGTTACAACCAAATTAACCTAAGCGGTGTTACATCTGTTTTATTCAGAGGAACTTCAACTTCACTTGCAGGTTTAACCGATGCTCAGAAAAAATCAATATTGGAAGCAAATGGAGTTCCTGTTCCTGGTAATACTTTTCTTTTCAAAATACCTGCACGAGTAGCAGCAACTGATGCAGACATAGCAGATTGTATAGCCGATGGTGTTATCTTTGTTGCATCTGCAGGAAATTCGTATTGGCAAATAGTAAGAAATTCTTCAGATCCAGATTTTAGTAATAGTATCACTGTTGGATCAGCACTCAACCACACGCAAGGATCTACTCCTGGAGCAGCTCCAGGAGTAATTTGTGTTGGATCTCTGGGCCCAGAACATATTGAGAAGAAAAGCAATTTTAGTAACTGGGGTTCACGAGTCGATATTTGGGCACCTGGTAGTAATATTATTTCTGCTTTATACAACAGTTCTGGAGCAAGTGAGTTTGGTATTCCATTACTATCTGATACAAGGAATCCTAGTTTTTATCTTGGATCAATTTCTGGAACTAGTATGTCTAGTCCTCAAGTGACAGGAGTTTTAGCATGTTTAATGGAACATGAACCAGATCTTACACAAGCACAAGCTTTATCATACTTAACTAATGTATCATCGGGTCTTGGTCAAATTCAAAATTCCGAAGGTTCTACTGGATGGATTGCTCCAACGCTATCTCCATATGACAGTATTAGAAGTAGTGATAATAATAACTTTTTAAAATATGTTCGACTTAGACCTTTATCTGGACTAGCCACTCCAAGAGATAATCACAAAAGAAGGCCGGCATCAGGACCAGTATACCCAAGAACTAGGAGGAGAAGATAATGGCAGTAGTACCCGGCTCTGGTGCGGTTATTGTACCTGTATTTGATCCCGTTAGATTAGGAGTAGATGCTATTCAAATTCTTGATGGGGGATCTGGATATTCATCTTCTCAACCACCAAACTTAATTATTCAGAATTGTGGTAATCCACTAAGAGATGCAAAATTAAAACCAATAGTAAAGAATGGTAAAGTAATTGCGGTTACAATTGAAGATCCTGGTGAAGGATATGATCCTCTAAGAGTAGTTCTTACTCCACAAGCACCAGATAATACAGCACCAGAAAATCTGCCAACAAACGTAACTGCAAAACCATTTTTGAAAGACAATGGTGAAATTGATTATGTTCAGGTTACTAATCCTGGTGACAATCAATTTTATGATGTTACTGCAACTGTTGTTGGTGGAGGTGGAACTGGAGCTTCTATTAGAGCAACTTCTAGAGCAATCACCAGTTTAGTTCTTTTGAATCCAGGAAGAAATTACGAAACTCCACCATTCATTTCTATTACTGGCGGCGGTGGGGTTGGTGCTACTGGTGTTGCTGATATCGATACCAAAGGCATTGTTGATCTTGATGTAAATGTTACTAACGAAGGCCAATTCTATCTAAAAGAACCATATGTGTTACTAGTTGGAGGTGGTGGTAGAGGAGCAAAAGGTAGGGCGGTAATTAATCAAGGAAAGATTACAGATATTGTTATCTTAGATCAAGGACAAGGATATACTTCTCCACCTCAAGTGGTATTTGGTAGAAATGTAAAAGTGAAGAGAATATCTAGAAATAGACAGTCCTTTAATTTACAACAATATTCATTAGCTGGTCTTACACAAAGTCTAGACAGAGATGATACTAACATTTATATTAATACAACTGCACCTTTTCCTGGCAGTGGAACTGTTTTACTAGAAAAAGAAATTATTCGTTATACTGGAAAAGACGTTAATAGATTAACTGGATGCACTAGAGGTATTAATTTTAGATACGACCAAAGAATAGTTGTAGATGATTTGCAAGATGATCCTGTTACAGGAATATCTGGATACAAATTTGAAGTTGGTGATAGAATTATTAGAGTGCAAGAAAATGCGGCCAACAAAATTGCTGTTGTATATGATTACAATGCTTTAACTAAAGAATTATATGTAGTGTTCATTGTAGACGAATTAGCATTTATTGATGCTGGAAGTCCTGGTGAAAAAACAAACGTTCGTTTTGATGGTGGAGTTGCTGATGCCAGTAATTCATCTGCATTACCTCATATTATTATTGATGATGAATTTGGTATTATCTATAAGTTAACCACACCATTGTCATTTGTAACAGGTAAGTCATTCGAAGATATTGTCGAATTTGGAGGAGTAGGAGATGGATTGCCAGATGTAGTTAATGATGGTACAACTTTTGAAGATCAAATTAAGTTAGACGGTGGAAACGCAGCTTCTCTATATGGTATCGAAGAAACGTCTGGTGGTACTAATACAACTCTATTTGTAGAGGGTGATTCAATCAAAGATTCTAGTCAACCATTTAAAGTAGCTCAACTTGTAGATGTAAGTCAATTGGATGAAGGTGTAGATCATGAAGCAATACTTGAAGTTCAATTAGACAGAGATAATCCAGCATATTACAACGGACTTGATTTTGTTGTTAATGAAACCGTTGTTGGTGTAAACTCTCAAGTTCAAGCACGAGTCAAAGCGTGGGATCCTGCTGCTGCAATAGTGACACTCGGTAATATAACACCATATGACACAGGATCCGAAACTTTAGGTGTAATCTATCAGTTCTCTGTGGATTCAACCGTTATTGAAGTTAGAATCAACCAGGTTGGATCTAATTATACTTCTGCTCCAACAGTTACAATTGCAAATACTGGTACATATCAAGCATTAGCAAATGCTAGTATTACGGCAGACCAAGTTACAACTATTACCATTACTAATGGTGGATATGGTTATGCAACCAAACCACTTGTCACGATCACTGGTGGCGGTGGAACTGGAGCAGTTGCCGAAGCCATACTTGGTGGAGAAGTTATTACTGGAGAGAATGGAGCATCTTGGAAAATTAAGTCTATAATTTATTCTACACAATTAAGAAACGAAGATTGATAATAAATATATCAGGTAAGTAAACACATTCGAGAAAACACATGTCTGCACTGCTAACTGATCAATTTAGAATTTATGCAGCAGCAAAGTTTATTAAATCTTTGGAAGGACCAGATCCAGAGGCAACAGACTTAGCTGCTGGAGTTGATAGAGACCGACTATATGTTTTCATTGGTCGGCCTCAAGTATGGGAAGATGAAAACAATCCACCTCAAGCTATTGATAGTTTTGCGGTATATAGTGATCTATATGATGATCTGATCTCATTAAAAAGAGTTTTGGCAAATGACACAACACAAGTTGTAAGACGAATTGATTGGATTCCACCCGAGAAAACAACAGGTGGATTAGGTTATATCTATGACATGTACAGACATGATTATTCTCCAACAAAGACTGCTGCTTCTGGTTCAACTAGATTATATGATTCAGATTTCTATGTTGTAAATTCTTCTTATCAGGTTTATAAGTGCATCTATAATGGTACTTCACCATCAGATCCAAACGGAAAACCATCAACAATTGAACCGACTGGAACCTCTACCTCGATCATTACCACATCTGATGGTTATCGCTGGAAGTTTATGTTTACTATTCCAGTTGCACAGGTATTAAAATTCTTCTCGTCTGAATATATTCCTGTACTATTAGACACAGTAGTTAAATCTAATGCATCTGATGGTGAAATTGATACGGTAGTAATTCAAGCTTCTGGTTCTGGATATAATAATGGAACTTATGATAATGTTCCTGTTAATGGAGATGGGACTGGCGGAAGAGTTTCAATCATTATTGATGGTGGTAAAATTGTTAATGCTACTGTAACTTCTGGAGGTACTGGTTATACCTTTGGAAAAATTGTTGTTGATTCTATCAATGGTATTGGTACTGGTTCTGGTGGAACAATTGATGTCATTATTCCCCCACAAGGAGGACATGGAAATGACCCAGCGTTTGAACTTGGCGGTTATCGAGTAATGGTAAATGCTAAGTTGCAATACTCTGAGGGATCGGGTGACTTCCCAACAGACAACGATTACCGTAGAATTGGGTTGCTATTAAATCCATACAAATTTAATACTGCAGAGCTTACTTCAGATTTGACATTGAGTGGTACAAAAGCAGTAATCTTCCCACCAACATTCCAAGGGGTATTCTTTGTAGATGAAATTATTACACAAACTAAAATTGTTGGCGGAGGACAAGTCACATCAAGAGGTAGAGTAATCTCTTGGAATAGTACAACAAAAGTTTTAAAGTATTATCAAAACCAAGTTGATGGTATTTTCCCAGAAATTACTGGATCTCTTAATGAGTTTTCTGGTAGTAATATTATCACAGGTATTTCTTCTGGTGCTTCTGGAGAACCAGATGTCAACTTCCCATCAGTTCCAGGATCCTCAACCAGAACAATCAATAATACTGAATATGATTTAGGTATGAGATTTACCTCGGGATATGCCTTTGCAGAGATTGAAAAGAACTCTGGCCAAGTCATCTATATAGATAATAGAAAAGCGATTTCTCGTGCAAACGATCAAATCGAAGATATCAAAATTGTAATCGAATTCTAATAGGTAGAAACTAAGATGCCACAAAATACCAACCTGAACGTAACACCATATTATGACGATTTTGATAAGAACAAGAATTTTTATAAGGTCTTATTTCGCCCTGGATTTCCGATTCAGGCAAGAGAACTTACTACAATGCAGACAGTTCTGCAGAATCAAATTGAAAGCATGGGAACTCACTTCTTTAAAGAAGGTTCGATGGTTATCCCAGGACAAGTTGGATTTGATAACAATGTAGATGGTATTCTAATTCAAGCCAGTTTCCTAGGAACAAACGTTGAAGAATATAGAACACAACTAAACGGTGCGATTATTACAGGACTGACGACTGGTGTAAAAGCAAAAGTAGTCTATAGTATTCCGCAAGAAGAATCAGAATTAGGATTTATTACAATTTATTTAAAATACACAGAATCTGGTGGTGCAAACAAAGACATTCTTAAATTCCTAGACAATGAGCAACTAATAGTCAATAAAGAATTAGTTTATGGGCAGAATCTATTAGAAATAGGAAGTCCATTTGCACAGTTACTACCAAACAGTTCTACAACTGTGGCATCGGTAGCATATATCAATAATGGAGTTTATTTTATTAGAGGATATTTTGTAGATGTATCATATCAGTACGTAATTCTTGAGCAATATGCACAAAATCCTTCATATAGAGTTGGTCTAGAAATTTCAGAATCTATTATTACATCGGAAGATGATCCAGAGTTAAATGACAATGCTGCAGGATCATCAAACTATGCAGCTCCTGGAGCGCATCGTTTTAGAATTAAAACAACTCTAATCAAAAAAGAAATTGAAGATACGTCCGATAAAAACTTTATCGAGTTGATGCGAGTTGTTGATGGTAAACTTCAGAAAGTTGTAGAGAGAACAGCATATAATGAAATTGAAAGAGAATTAGCCAGAAGAGTATATGATCAAGCTGGTGATTTTATGATCACTCCATTTGATCTAACACTAAGAGAGACATTTAATGATGGAGTCAATAATGGTGTTTTCCCATTTGGTTCCACTACTCATGGACCTACTGGAGTTCCAGGATCGGGTATTACAATCAAAGATAATGCATCGACTGATCTTGCAAAATCTTTCTATAGTTTAGAAATTAGTCCAGGAAAAGTCTATTTGAAGGGATATCCTGTAGAGACTACACAACCAACATATTTGGATATACCAAAATCTAGGCAGTACTATTGCTATCAAAATAATATTATCCCATTTGAACTTGGAAACTCAATACAAGTTACAAATTTATATGGTCAACCTATTATTTCAGGACCAAATATTTCAAGTTCATATCAAATAGTTGAACTTAGAGATGCAATGACGGTAACACCTGGAACTGCTGTTGGTAACATCATAGGTACAGCCAGAGTGATGAGTTTGGAATTTGATAGTTCTGGTGCTAATGGTACTCCTGGAAATAGTGATGATTTATATAATCTATATCTTTTTGATATTACAATGTTTTCAACTCTGAGACTTACAGCGTCTGCAACTGTTTCAGCTGGTTCTCAGATTGTAGGAAAAATTAGTGGTGCTAAAGGACTGCTACGAGTAACACCAGGATCACAATCAACTACAAGTCAAAACCTATCTCTTGTAAATGTACAAGGTGTTTTCAGAGCAAATGAAGTTGTCCAAGTTGATGGTAGAGATATAGGAACTGTAGCGATTTCACCATATCAATATGAATTAAATGATGTTCGTCAGGTTGTAGGTAAAAATTCCACAGGTACAACCACAATTTTTACCACAGATGTAAACTTTGATCAGCAAGTTCAATTATCAGGTAATTATTTCACATATACAACTAGTGGTGCAAATAAATTCTTAACTGGATTTAACAGTAATATCGCTGCTGAAGTTAGAGCAGGAGATCGTTTGTATGTTAGTCCAACACAGTTCTTTATTGTTGATGCAGTACCAACAGATTTAAATCTAGCTTCAATTTTTACGTATTCAACCCAGACAATAAAAGTTACAACCTCTGCTGGGTTTACTCCTACTGCTAACCAACAATTCAATCTTGTTTTGAGATTTAGACCTCAATTAAAAGGTACGAATAATGGTGATTTGTTTGTCGAAATGCCAAAGAAAGCTATTAGAAGTATCAGTGACGAAAGTGCATTTGTTAAAAGAACTTATGAAGCCCAAGTTACAAGTCAGAGTTTCTCAATCTCTTTGGCAGAAAATGAACAATTTGCATCTGTGGATGAAGACAGTTATCACTTAGTAGTTACTGGAGGAACTGGTGTTGGCAACGTTATTATGATCCAAGACGATATACCAGGTAATGCAGCATATGCAACATTTAACACAAGTGGTACACCTAGAACCACCCTGACGGTATCTAACCTTACTGGTGGTATTACCTCAGTTAGATTATACGCTTCAATTTCAAGAAATGTTTTGATTGAGAAGATTAAAAATTCAAATAAAATGACCGTATTCAAGGTCAATAGAACTTCCAAACAAAGTGATCAAATTCCTTTTGGACTAGCATATTCCAACCTCTATGGTACTAGAATTGAGGATGATGATATTTCTCTAGGAATTAAAGATGTATATAAACTTCATGCAGTATATGAGGCATATGATAATAACGAAGCAGTGTTACCTTCAGTAACTCTTGTAGAATCTGCTTTCTTTGCTATCGGATCTATTGTAACGGGCAAGACATCAAATGCCAAAGCTATGGTAGTTGATTTTAGTCCAACTACATTGAAGTTGTCTTTAGTTTATCAAACTCAAGCTCAGTTAATTCAGAGTGAAACAATTACAGGATTCAATAGTGCTGGTACACAAATTCAAGCATTAGTTAGCGATGCTGATGGTTCTGTTGAAGCGGGTAGTAAAAATATTACAAATTCATTTATTCTTATAGATGGGCAAACTCCATTCTTCTATGGTATTTCATCCTTACGTCGAGTTAAGGGAGCATCTGCACCTATCAGAAAAATAAAAATAGTAGCAGATTATTTCTCTCACGAATTGACGGGTGATTATTTTAATATTGACTCTTATGTTGGTATTGAATATAAAGATATTCCAACATTTAGGTCGAAGTCTACATCAGGGACAACATTGAGACTTGAAAAACCATTGAGAGATGTATTAGATTTTAGACCTGGTGCTAAAAATCTAGCAAGCGGCGGTGGTACAGTATCTAATCCTTTCTTCATTCAGTGTTCAACTTTAGATTTTGCCAGCAGAGTATATGATTCCAGTTCTACATTGACAGATATTCCTGTACTTCAATCTGAATTTAGATGTGACTACTGTCATTATTTGAAAAGAATTGATGCTGTCTCTGTCGATAACATAGGTAATTTCTTTGTTAGATTAGGTATTCCTTCAGAAACTCCAACTCCACCAGAAATCGTTGATAATTCGATGTTGTTGGCAATTCTCGGCCACCAAGAATATGGATTTGATCCAACAATTGATGGTCGGTTGTTCAAAGAAAATATCCGTAGATATACTATGAAAGATGTTGGAACTCTAGATAGAAGAGTTCAAAACATTGAATACTATACTACACTCACGCTTCTTGAGCAAGATACCAATTCTCTTACTATTCAAGATGAAAATGGAAATGATAAATTTAAAAACGGTTATGTTGTAGATTCATTTGAGAATCAAAACGTTGCTGATTTGGAGGATCCAGATTACAACGCATCTTTAGATTTTGGCGGAAAGATTCTAAGACCTTCTCACTATACAAGTAACTGTTCTTTAACGTTAAATCTATCATCTTCGGGCAATATTGCAATTAAAAATAGAATTGTAACTCTTCCTTATACTGATGCAGTATTAATTCAGCAACCATACGCATCTCAAGTGGAGAATGTAAATCCATTTAACGTGTTTGCATTTATTGGTGCTATTGAATTAAATCCATCCAGTGATGACTGGGTAGATACCGTTGTGGCTCCAGCACTTATACAGCAAGTTGAAGGTAACTATGCTTCTCAAGCAACGAAGATTGGAGCAGATCCTAACACTGGAGTGGCACCAGCTGTTTGGAATTCTTGGCAAGAAGATTGGTCTGGAGCACAGACAACATCAACTGGCGGGCAATGGCAAGGTTGGTTAGGACCTCTTGGTAATTTTATCCCTGTATATGGAACTAAAACAACAACTACAACTGGTATTATAGAAAGAAGAACAGGAACACAACAGAGACTTGTAGCTAAGTTTGAGCAAAAGAGTCTTGGATCCAGAGTAATTTCAAAAACTTCAATCCCTTGGATTAGATCAAGAAACATTGCATTTGTAGCGGAAAGACTCAAACCCTCTGCTCAATTCTATGGGTTCTTCGATAACGTTGCAATTTCTAATTATGTTTTACCTAAATTAGTAGAATTAACTAAGAATCCAACTGAAGATGCTGGTACTACAAACACTCCATTTATCATTGGAGAAGATATTAAAGGATATAGAATCTCATCTAGAAATGCTGCTGGTGGTGCAATTTATAATACAAACGATCCTATCTTTTCCAGCAGAGTAATGACTCCTAATGATGGAATGCGTTTTAATCCATATGATGATACCGAATTACCTACAACATATTCTTCAACAACACCATATTTAAATATTGACATGGAATCAATGGCATCTCAAGCCAATGGTGATTACTATGGTATTTTAGAAATTGGTTGTATTATTGTTGGTGCAACATCTGGTGCAAAAGCAATTGTAAAAAATAGAAGATTAGTTACAGATAGAAAAGGATCACTAAAAGGTATTTTCTTCATTCCTAAACCAGCAGATACAACAAATCCAAAATGGGCTACTGGTACAAGAACTTTTGCTTTGTCAAACAGTGCAACAAACCAAGTTGGTGTACCTGGCGGAACTAGTATTTCAAACGCTACTGTTAATTATAGTGCAACAGGATTCTTAGAAACAACTCAAGAAACAATCTTGTCAATCAGAAATGCTGAGATTGTCACTGATCAATTGTTTGAACAAAAGACAACTTCTAGAACAACTCAAGAAACAGTTCAAATTGGTTATTGGGATCCTCTTGCACAATCATTCATTGTACAGGAGAGAGGTGGAGCATTCCTTACTGGAGCTGATGTCTATTTCAATACTAAGGATACAAACATTCCTGTAAGTGCTCAATTGAGATTGATGGAGAATGGTTCTCCAACACCAAAGATTCTACCACTTTCAACAGTAACTGTTTATCCTGAGGATGTAGAAATTTCTGAAAACGCTTCTATTCCAACTAGATTTGTATTCCCATCTCCAGTATATGTAAACGATACTGATGAATATTGCTTGGTAATCTTCTCAGATTCCAATGAATATACAGTTTGGATTTCTGAAATGGGTAGAGTTGATATCACTGGAGATAGAACAATCTCAGCACAACCTTATGCTGGTGTACTGTTTAAATCTCAGAACGCATCAACATGGTCACCAAACCAATTACAAGACC